CTAGCATAGGACTTGTTCTGATACTTGGCAAGATCTTGTGCTTTTTGATTGCTATTTGGGACTGCATCACCGTCTTGCAATGCACCCACGTCAAGGATTCGGAACATAAGTCTACTTGGCGATTCACCCAATCCACCTGGTAGTTTGGGAGGTCTCTTCAAGTCTAGATCAGTAACTGTGAATGTCTCATATCCAAAAGTTCCTGTCCTGATGTCAAAATATCCAGTGTTGTTGGCATACATACCCATTCTCAACGCCATACCAATGTCATTACTGGAGTTGAACTGTTCATTCAAAATACGACTATCATCAGTACCAGCGATTTCTGTCTTAGAAAATGTTTTGACAGATGGTTGTTTTAACAATGTGTCAATGGATCTAAAATAATATCCATCATAAGTTTCATAAAACAAATATCCAAAGTGATTTGTAGATGAACTCGCCTTTGGACATAACCACTGAATAGTATCAATCGGTCTCCTCAGATTACCGACAAAACTATACTTATTAGCAGTAGGTTCTGCAAATACACTCTTATCGGTTTTGATCGCACGAATACCTGCTGCTTCACCAATCAACTTTCTAACGGTCTCATCAATACTGGTGTCTTTATATCTACCAGCGACTCTAGCTGTTTCGTTGATAAAAGACTCGACAGATATTGCATCTAGTGTGGCAGTTTGTTTGCTAGACTTTGTGTTGACATTTTTAACACCACCAATCATCAACTTGTGTTTATTTTCGTCTATAGAAAATGTTCCAAGTTCAGCAAAATCTACAGTGAATCTCAACATTTCACCACCCATGATGGATTCATTACTAACCACACCATCGGTATCTAAGAAAGAAACATTTGCAGAAATCGCAGGGGATTTCAAACTCTCATAATAATTGATGACAGGAGAACCATTAAGGAGACTAAAGTTCTCACTTAATGCAGTCCCCTCTGTGGGAATAATTTCACACTCGGTAATTCGAAACTTCTTTTCCATCAGGTTATTCTCTGAGCATAGTTAATGAAATCAGAGCGACGTTGATCACCACTAACAATTACAGCCAATTGACTACCATTATTTACAACATTTCCCATCTCTTTTTTTGTTACAACAATCGGTTGTCTCATGACAAGTAATTGAGCACCAGGAGGTTCTGTGCCCATGTTTTCAAGATTAAAGGCATTAAACGCAGGTTTAAAAGCATTACCTGTTTGACTGGATTGTGATTGTAGTCCTTGTGATGTACTTGAGTTTTTTGGTTGAACTTGAGTGGGTACAGTGAATCCATAATCAGACCAATCATGCCCCTGTGATTTAGCATGTGCTAAAAATGCTGCTTTTTGATCAGGAGTCATTTTATTCCATGCAGCCCTTATCTGACCTTTTGCGAAGGGATTATCTTTGTTGTTATATGCTCGGTTGTAATTCTTTAATTCCTCTGGAGTTAAAGCTCGTGGTGGTGCTGGCTTTGTGGGTGATGGTGCAGGTGGTTGTTGCCCTGGTGGTTGTGTTGGTGTAGGTGGTTGTGTGGGTGATGGTGTTGGTGGTTGTTGCCCTGGTGGTTGTGTTGGTGTAGGTGGTTGTGTTGATGGTTCTGGTAAAAAGAAATCCAAAAGACCACCTAAAGCCGGAATTGCAGTCAAAGCAGCAATTGCTGCAGGGGGTAATCCCTTAAAAAATTCTTCAAGTGGACTTGTAACACTCTTTTGTCCCAGTTGTATTCCTTGTTTAATTCCTTGTGTAATTCCAATTTGATATCCACTAATGTATCCCTCTTGAAAGTTATCTGCTATTTGTTGAGGTGCAATAAAACTTTCCGCATTCAACATTCTTCTCTTCTGACTTAATTCAATCTCTTTTCCATCAAGTCTCATACTCAAATTCATTGCAGAACTTAAGGTTCTATCATTTTGCGTAGTGCTAGACTTTACGCCCGAAAGAAACTTACGCGAATCTGAAGAAATTTTGTTTGCAATAGTTGACATCTTAGACTACTACACTTAAGTAACGATTATTGATCACATTAACAAATAAAGAGGATGGGATTGTGGAATGAACTGCTGGTGATCCATCAGCACGAGCCTGACCTCTTTGTTGTCCTCCAGATGTGCCGCCATTTATCATTTGAGGGGGTGCGTTTGCAATGGTAACACTCGGTGACGATTGTGTTTGTAGAGATTGCATTGCACCAGCATTAGCAACAACAGGTCTATAGTTAGGATTGAGATTTAGATTACTCTGAAGTACAGATGGTTTTGGATTGTATTGTCTAAATCCCTCCTCATTACCTCTTTGAAGAATAAAATCCTTATATTCTTTTAAGGAAATTACACCATCTTTATTGCCATAAATTAGGTCTACATTTTTATTTTGTTCATATGCTTGAGAAGGAGCACTATAGAGAGCTTGATTTTCATCTTGACCAAGATATGCAGGCGCTATATTTGCCATACTGACATCAGTGATACCACTACCACCTCTTTCAAAGAATCTATGTTCTTCTAGATATTTTCTATGAATTTTAACTTGTTCTGCTCTAGATAAGTTTTTGAACTGTTCTCTAGTATAATCATATCTCTTATCACCAAACGTACCACCAAACATCAACTGGAAAATACCAGTGGCACCACTAGGATTAGTAGCATCAGGTTTTATTCCAGACTCTGCATTATACAATGCCATTAATTCTGATGGTTGTGTTCCAGTTTCTTTAGCAAGTTTTTCCACTTCTTTAATGAACTCAGTATCTTGAGATACATCAGGAATTGGAGAACCAGGGGTAACAGCACTACCTGGAGAGGCTGTACCTAATGCAATTCCCAAACTACTGATAAGTCCTAATCCTAGTCCCTTCAGAACTTTTTTACTTAATTTTTCAGATTCTTTTTTTAACTCTTGTTGTCTCTGATTAGGATCTTTTTTCATACCTTTAGAAATTCCCTCACCTTTTTTACCAATGTTTTTTTGAAGAGCGTCTTCTTCTTTAAAGAGTGCTCTATCCTCTTGTTGCAAAACACTTTGTCTTCCTTGTTGTGACAAATAGAATGCTTGATACAATTCGTCTACATCTTGTCTTAAAATATCTACAGAAGATGTTAGATTTGCAAAAGATTGTTGTAGTGTTTCATCTGGTCTTACTGTGTCTGTTTGAAAGTCACCATCAACTCTCAAGGTGGCAATCAATCGTTCTAAATTTATCCTATTCTTCTCAGAAATTTGCAGGCTATCCTCAGATTGCATCACAGCAACCTGAGATGTTTTATCAATCTCGTTAACTCTGTCAAATAGTTTGGCAAGAGATACTTTAGCCATTCAATTTTCCTTCTCTCTGTTGTCGTTTGAGGTTTTCGGTTTCGATATGATCCTTAAGAAGTGCAAGGTAGATTTCTCTCTCCCAAGGCATCATATTTTCAATCTCAGTCAAAGAGTATTTATGGTATTGCATGAGAGCGAAATTAATCTTGTAGTAAGATTCTAAGTCCTCTCGTGCAATACTCAGGCGAAAAAATCAGCCAAACCCTCAAGAACAACAGTATTTTTTGCACCAGTGTTTGGATTCTCTACCTCAATAGAATGTGACAGTTTAGGCATTGTTGCAAAGAACTTTTCAACATCCTTATATTGTTTGGAATTAAGTTGTTCTACGAACTGCATTCTTTCTTTGGCAGAATACTCACTTGCATCCCATGCATCTTCCTCAGTATAGATGGTATCCATGCAATCGGCAATGACCTGGAAACTTTTTTCGACCACTTGTTCTGGTGTCATCTTGGTTTCAAAGTTGTTTTCGATGAACTGAGTCAGAGAAGGATACTTCATTCTCAGAGTCATCTTATTATCAAGTTTGATGTCTGTTGTATGCCCTTCTGGTTTGTTGACTTCAATCTCATCAACATACACAGTGACAGGAACTTCAGTAGTGCCATCATCAGGACAAGTGACGATGATCTTAATTGATTCACCGATTGACTTTGCACGAATGTTCAAGAAAATATATTCAATGTCAAACGTGGGTAAAGAATCAACCTTAACACCACGAGTCATGATGCACTTCTTCAGAACATCCTTCACTGCATTCGTGATGTCGGATTGATTTTGAGATTCTAGTGCCAGAATCAGAACCTTCTCTTCTTTTACCAAGAAGGGTCGATACTTTACTTTTTTTCCAGAAGATGGCAAAGTCAACTCATACGTGGGAGTTGCAATAGTCGGCAGTGGCATAATAATTTTCTCAGTGATTTATTTAGAACATATCTTGGATGTTTCCTTGTGAATCATAGACAGGTTTACCGTTGGGATATAAAAGTACACCATCGGGATTAACTTTGTCTGCACCAGCACCAGAACCACTATCAATATCAGCCCAACTACTAGCGTTATTAGGATCTCCACCATTTGTATTCATGGGTGGTGCCGAAGGAACTTGATTTACAGGAGCATCTGCAGATGTAACTTCTGGTTGTCGATTGATTTGCGGTGAATCAGAACCACGTCCTACAGAGTCAAGTGTAACTCCACGATAAGTTGTGAAATATCTATCGTAAGCTAATTGCACAGATAATTTTAATACATTTGATTGACCATAATTAACCTTCATTGAAGACATATTTGTGGGCCAAACATTAATAAACTCATAACTGAGTAAATTACCAGTTTTACGAAAGTCTCTCTCGTATTTTGTGATATGAATAATTTCTTTGTATGATTTTGGATACTTTAATCTTTTAAAAGAGTTGCTAGCACGCTCACTGGATGATGGATTGATGTAATTCATCCATTTTTCAAAGACCTCAATCATGACATGATTTACGTCAACATAAAATGTCAGATTGAGGGGTGGATAATCTCTCAGAGTTGCAAAAGATTCCTGAATACCTTGATAGTGACCAATAGCGGAAGTGGCATTATAAGCAGTTCCTGGAAGTTCTGCTTCTGTACACATCAAACTCATTTTCTGTTGAACACTCAACCCATCATTGAGAGAAGATCCAGAGACTACAGAGGGACTCTTAAACCAATTACCCATCTTCCCAAAAGAAAATGTGACCTGATAAAAGGTGTCTAATGACACACGACCTAATGTGCCCTTTATTCTATCAAGTGGTTCCTGATATATCTGACCTTTAGTGGGAAAAGACACAATAAATAATTGGAAGTATCTATAGTATGTATGAGTTATAAAGGGGTATTTAAACCTTCAAACCCAAGAAAATACAAGGGTGACCATACTAATATTATTTATAGGTCACTTTGGGAACGTAAGTTCATGGTCTATTGTGATCTGAATGAAAATATTATGGAATGGGCATCTGAAGAGTTCTTTATTCCATATCTTGACCCGACTACAAATCGTGTTCGTCGATACTTTCCAGACTTCTTTGTCAAATATCAAGACAAGAATGGAAAACTTCGTAATACGGTAATTGAAGTCAAACCAATGAGAGAAACTGTCAAACCTGTTCAAACCAAAGGTAAGTCTAGAAAGACAATGTTGACAGAGAACATCAACTATGCAAAAAATCAAGCGAAGTGGAAAGCCGCAAGGGAATTTTGTGCTGATAGAAAGTTAGAGTTCAAAATCATGACAGAGAAGGAACTCGGAGTATGAGCATCCTACAAAACATCACCAATAAGATTGGAAACCGTAGTCGCAGTAGTGATTGGTTTCGCACACAGTTGATGGAAGAGTTGGACAATGATCCAAATCTCAACTTCAATGATATGGATACTGGTGGATTTTCACCTGGCAATCTATATCAATATACCTATAATGCAACCACGGAACAACCATATTATGACATGTATCCTCTCACATATGTGATTGAGATGCAACCTGGTGGTTTTCTGGGTTGTAACCTACACTATGTAAAACTCAAGAGAAGAGACGATCTTGCAATAAGTCTTCTAAATAACTCAGCACAAGGTGCTATTGCAGTGCCTCGGAATACACTACATCGATATTTGTATACTGGAGTCAGAGGCGTTCCATATAGAATTCCAGAAACGGAATGGAGTGACGTTGCTCAACTTCCAACTGAAAAATTTGTTGATATGCGTGGAATTGTGATTCCTAAACATAAAGTATACACGAAAAATTAATGGCAGTTCTTAAAAGTCCATTCTTTACCGCTTCTGGTACATCAGAAAATCAAAATCTGGTGATTCAGAATGTCGATGGCATCGAATATGTTGTAGGTGTAGAACTTAATGGAGTCCCAGTTGATCCAACAAATTCTTTGTGGAACACTATTGCCCGTGCTGATGAAGCTGTAGCTCCATTCAACATTATAACAGGACAATCTGGCAAAAATCAAATAGATTTTATTGCTCCAGATGAATTAAAATTCAAATATTTTGACGAACAAACCGCAAAAAACAATAATGGATCATCAGATCCAAAATCATTGAATTCCTCTGATTCTGGTTTTTATGGAAGTGGTATCGTAGGTGGACCTAAACAATTTCAAGAACCAGGTGCTAGTGG